CTATTTTCCCTGCGGAGTTAAAACCAAAAGATGCCAATCTAGAATTTACAGTACCAATTAAAGAAGAAGATAATACAAAAGTACTTTACTGGGCAGCACAATCTTCTGAACAATATTTTGAAGATCCTTGGACTGCTTATGGCGATTACCGTAATGTAGGTATTACAACTGTAAAAAACAATGAAGCTAAATTTATCGTGTCATGCCCATCCGGTTATAAAGTTCCGACAGTGACATTGAAACCACATATACATTATCGTACAGTTTACCCCACCGGCATTGTTGGCGAGGTTAAAACCGCGTTCGTAAATTGTTAATTATTTAAAAATTTTAAAAAATAAATACATTTTTATTTTTAAGCACTTTCTTCTTCAGTTTGTTCTTTAGCAGAAACAATGCTACTTGTAATGGTGCTAACATCATCCTCTAATTTACTTACACGTTCTGTGATTGTATCAAGACGTTTATGTAATAATTCTAAATGTAAAGTTAAACCATCTACAGTGCTCATCATTGTTTTAACATGATCAAATTCGGTGAAGCGTAATTGAACGTCATTTAGAGCTTCTGTAAATTTAGTGTCCATTTCACCACTAACACGATCAACTTTGCTTTCTAATTCATCGTATTTAGAAGTATCAATGACAACTTCTCTTTGTACATCAGCGGATACAACACCAGTGCTGCCACCAGCAGTTAATTGTATTTGGGATACAACTGCTTCAAGGTTTTGAATACGTTTGGCAACTTTCTCAACTTCACTTGGCATGATTATTTAATACTTTTATAAAAGAAAATTATTTATTCTATAAAACCGCAAAAGAGCTTATTTTTTTGTGCAATTAAATACAACCAATAAAATGCTGCTACGTTTGCAAACCAACACCACATAGTACCAAATGTATGAGATGTATAATAGTAATATAATGACATACCCAGTAATATAATTAAAAAGAGAATAAGAAATGGTTGATCTGGAAGGTAGAAGAATATTGCGATGATATAAAAACTTAAATAAAGGGTAATTAATGGTAATTTCATCCAATTCCATGCGAGGTGACCATTTGCGGCACGCGTCATAGAAAAGTTTGTCTTTGATAAAGGTTGATAGATAAGTAATGCGATGATACCTATCCCATAAGCCACCAATAAAGCCGGGATTATTTTTTTAGGTTTTTCTTTTATACATAATATAACAAATATCGGTTGGAGTAAGATTGTAATGAAGGCAAATTGAGATATAAGACGATTATTGTATCCTTTCCAAATAAAATATTCAAATAATTGCATTATAATAACACTATTAAAATATATAAATTCAGTAATGGCAGTAACACCATTGAAATAAGCTAATAGGTTTATAAAACCACTAAATAAGAATGTATTAAGGGATACATCTGCGTTCCAGCACATGGTTTTGTTTAAATAAATAGGTTATTTTTTATTATTATGACCTAGTAAAATTTAAATTTTCCCAAAGTTCAAATTTATAATCTATTCGATCGTCAGTAGTTATTAATTTAAATGGGGCTTCTATTTTAGGAAAAAAACGATCACATTGATAGCGATTATTTATAACTGTACGATAAATTTTATTAATTGGATAATTTCGAATACTTTCATTATATATTCTTTCACCACCAATTATAAATATTTCATGTATTTTATCATTTCTTTCACAGAATAAAAGAGCATCATTTAAACTATATAATGCCGTTAAATTTTCTTTACATATATCATTAAACGATTCTGGCTTTCCTGTAATTACTATATTATGGCGATTTGGAAGGGGTTTTCCAATTTGTTCAAATGTAACGCGTCCCATAATAACCGCATTATATAATCCATCTGGTGCGCTGGTTGTTATTTTTCGAAAATGGGCAAAATCCTCTTTTATATTCCATGGAATTTTATTATCTTTCGAAAAACCATTATCTAAATCGACAGCAACAATCATATGAATTAATTTCATTTAAGAAAATACACTGTTTTTATCTTTAAACAGTAAACTTTTACTACCAACCATGAAAGTAAATTCATTTCTACATTTTTCGAAATATCGTATAAATGTAATGCCTTGTAATCATGTTAATCAAATGAATAAAAGGTATATTACAAGAGCAACTCTCGTAAGTTATAAAAATAATGACGATGATAGTGATGACGAAAATGAGATTAAAAAGAAACAGAATGAAAATAAAAAGAATCAAGAATCTATATATGCACAAAAAGTTGTTCAATTAAATAAACTATTTTATTTAGATTATACATTAACATCAGAGGAATTAGAGGATCTTATAATGGGAACATTTAAGAAATTATATAAAATAACATTAGAAGTAATTAATGAAAATGTATGTTTAGTCGTTTATCCTGAAGTTAAACCAGTAAATGATTTAAAATATAAAGAGGATTTAATAATTATTTCGGAATTGCTATCAGATCTTGCTGTAAAACAATATTTATACGATGAATTTAAAAAAGCAGATATTTTAAAAAAAGATAGATATATATTACCCCTTCCTATCAAAAATATTTTCTAAATAGATTATAACATGCAAGAAGAACCTCAACTCGTAACTCTTAATATTTTTGGTAAAAAGTATGAAGTCAGTAAACAAGCCCGTGTAGTATTTTATACTTACTTAATAAGCTTCATTGCTGGTGTTTTAATTATGATTACAAGTAAAAACATGGTAATAAATTCCATATTTATGCTATTATTTACATTAGCAGTTTTAGTATTAGGTACATATGCTACTAATTGCCTTGTTGTTGGCAAATGTAATACATATGCTTGGATAATTGTTGGATTTGCTATTGTAAACGCTGTTATTTATGTAATGTCTGCTTTAACCGTACTTTACTATAGATTATTTTCATCAAAAGGCGCTACAGTTTCTCGTCGTACAGCTAGCAAACGCAAATAAAAAGATAAAAAAGTAAAATCCTATTATTTCTTTATTGTATATTTTGGATTTTGGTTCTTAAACTCAATTGCTTTTTCTAAAATTTTATCAATACCTGAAATGTTTTCATATAATAAAATAACTTCTTCTAAACCTTTGTAAATTTTATTTTTATAATTTATTGTTGGTAATTCAGTAACAAACGGTGGATAATTTCTTTCAATTATGATAGATGGTAAAAACATAATATTTTTAAAATGTAAATATTGAACTATATACAAAGTATCCAATTGTATAGGGTTTTTGTAAAGAATATACATAACTATAACTATTTAATTAAACGGACTTTTAAATGATAAAAATGATAAAAGGTGTAATAAATAATAACTAAATTTGATATATAATAATCACGAAATTATACATATTGAGTTTTTATCAGAAGTAGGTGGTATAATTTTCTTAGAATAATTTTTTATAGGCGACTTTGTAATAGATACTTCCTGAGAATATGAATATAATGGCGTAATAGGCCTCCCCTGGATTTTTTTAGGATATGTTGAAATAGATGACATCTCTTGAGAATGAGATTGAGGCGGTGTAATTGGGATAGGCCTCCCTTGAGAATATGATTCTTTCTTATTTTTATGGATTTCCAATGCTGATAAAAATTCATCATTTGTTGAATAATATACCTTTGGAATACCCATCTTCAGAATCGTCTTTGTACAATGTTCGCAAGGCTCTGAATTTTTTAGAGGATAATTCATCAAAGGTGATCCAACCCGAACTACATACAAAGAACATTTCTGAATAAATTTTTTGTCTTTTGATCGTATATTCTTCCTAAGTTGATTGATCGCATTCACCTCCGCATGAACACTATAGATATCATTCATAGTACAGTTATCATGATTAAATCCTTGTGCTACGATTTCCTTATCATTATAAACAATAACACATCCATGCTTATGATTCATGCATGATTTACGAGCATTATTATGCGCTGTCTGACAAAACAGTTGCTGACACCTCCTCATTTTAAAAATAAAGGATCGCTTTATCACTTTCGCTACAATATAATGTAGCACTTGCTTTTTACAACAAATATATTTTCATATAAATATAAAATTCATTTTTTTTTAAATTTGTATCTTATCCGTAAAAAAAACGTATAAAGATAGATTTCTCTATTTGTATTATAGTAGATATGTACCAACATCCATTTTTATTTCCCGACGAGGAATCTAAAAAATATAAACTAAAAGATCATTATATTATTATTGATTCAAGAGACCGTGATAGAGCTGTATGGCCTACAACAAGTCATTTTGAAGTTAAATTAGAACCCACGAATACCTTTACTGGCGCAACCCTCAGTCATCATTATAAAAATATTAAATCCATTGAACTTATCTCAGCCACCTATCCTGTCGCTGGAGGTTCAAGCAATGAACCGTGTCTTTATGTATGTATTCCAGAATTAGAAGGAGCTTTTGATGGTACCAGTTTAGCAGCAACAAAATCATTTGCCCGATTAATTCCAAGTAATACAACCCCTATTTTTAACTATACAGACTTAAATGAATTAAACAAACTCGTCTTTGAGGCAAAGGGTAAACGCATTGATCGTTTAACCATCCAAATAAAAAAACATGATAACACCTTTTTCAACTTTGGAACAGATACAACCGCGCCCACCCCACCCATTCCAAATTATCAAATTAATCTAGTATTTAAAATTACAACAGTTGAACCATTAATTATTTAATTGCGATTATTATTATAATTGTGATTACGATTAACGTTGTTCAATCCAAGTTAAACAAGCAATAGCATCTTTATTGGCAATACCACTCGCAATAGCAAGTGTAATTGTATCACTTACTGTACCTAAACTACTACGCCCTATTTGATATTGTGTATATTTATCTAAACCAACTCTCTCACCACTTCCTGTGGCTACATATCCTGCATCCAACTGAATTCCGTCTGTAATCGCAGTGGTAGATGTTAAATTATATTGAACAAATGAATTCGTATCTGGCATATCAACCCATAATCCCCCAACAATAGTCGCATTTCTTACTATTTTATAAAATACGCTTGCATTATCTAATGTTCCAACTTGAAAAAAGGTGGGAATAACAATACCATTTAGATTATTAGATTTTAAACGAATATTAATAACTGGATAAAATGTTCGAGCGGATGGTATATTATATCCAATTAAAGGTGTCAGTAAGCTTTGAGCAATACCTATTTTTTCTGTAAATCCTTGACTTAATAAAGAATTTGAACCTTGATACATAACATGTGTTCCTGCGACTCCTGTCGTATTTGTAATTTCAAGACGAATCGGAAGAAACGGTGTTTTACTCCAGGGAAATGGCAATCGATTGGCTGTATTAAATGTATGAATTGTAATAGATTCCCCATTGATTACAAATTTAAATATAATTTGCCCACCACCATACCATTCATATTCAAATGATACAATTTGTATACTTTCAGCATTTGCGGTAATCTTACTTGGTCCACATCCATCTAATTTATCACCATTCCAATTAGCTCTTGAAACTCTTTCAATATATGGTGTTGATCCATCAGAATTAATAAAAGCACATGCGTAATCTCCTCCATTATCTTCAAAATAAAATCCATCCAACCCATTAAATAAACCAAATCTGCGTCGAATACCAGCAACTGGAGTTGTAAGACGAACCGCAAATGTTAATTCAGTATTACGTCCTGGAATATATTTCATAACATTTCTTGTTTGACGTATTACTTGAGAATTCAATTGACTGGTTACTGTCATTGTAACACCACTTATATCTTGAAAAAAAGTCACAGTACCTCCGTTTTGTAAACCAGTATCCCATACATCTGTTTCAATACCATATTGAAATGTATTGAAAAAAGATACTTCTGGAGTAGAAACTTTTAAACTTCCTTTACTTGTATAATGTCCTACAGATAATTCATTAACAATATTTACAGGATGTCCATACATTCTTTTTACCTATATAGTTTATAATTATAACGTATTTGGAACTTGAACAATAATACGCAAGGTAATACTTGTCTGTAGTTTTGGATCAAACTGAAAACAAGGTGATGTATCCGCACCAAAATTAAATAAATCGCCATTATATGTGCGGAATTCAGGTGTCAATCGATCTATGCGCGCGCCCTTTCCTGGAAATAATCTGCGAGGACGATTCTGATGCGGATATTCAATATAAACATAATTACCAATCAATGACGTAGCCACTAATTTTGCTAAAGCTTTATTTCCAGTTAAATTTGTTGATTCATAAACACCATCTATCTCTGGAAAACATAAATACAAATACATTTGATCAAGAACATTTAAAGTATTTGGATATTGAGCGGTAACCACTTCGATACTACGAACATTCTTAAAAGCACGATTTAATCTAGCACCATTAAATGTATTTTCAGGCTGCATTTTAACTTGAAATTGACTTGAGGAAGGCCATACCGTTTTATCACGATCTCGTGAATCCAAAGTTATAAAATATTCTCTTAATTCATAATCATTAATCGATTCTGGTATTGGACGAGGATGATCCGAATATTTATCTCGTAATGATTTTCTTGCTTCCTTGCGATCCTTTTTATCCGAAAAGGTTTGTATCATTTCTATTTTAGATTTATGTAAAAATCAATACAATAGGAACGAATATCCATAAAGCTGAAATTAATAGATAGCTTGCTGTTTTCATTGGATATGTCGTATTTGTTTTACGGCTATGAAGTAAAGATATAAAATAAATGCTACAGTGATATGCTTGTATTGCTAGTAATAAATAAATCCATGCTTTACTTTGAACCATAAATGCTGTCAATAGACAGATGACAAGTATAGCGTTCATAAATTCAATAATAAAGACAAAGTTATCTGGATCTAAGTAGCGTTCATCTGAATAACATGTATATTCGTTCCAAGCGTCTTTCCAAAATCCTCTATAATTAGAATCACGTGACCAGAATCCGTCAATACATTTTTTACGTGTTAATTCTCGGCGATGAAAGACAATATAAATCTCATAAAGAGCGATGGCTAAATTAAACCATAACCAGGCGAATAAATAGGGGCTAATATTTAAAAAGGCTTTATAAAATATATAGCCAGATACATATAACGCTACAATAGAACTGAGTAAAATTCCAATAGGTTGCATGGAATTGAACAATCTTCTTCTACCTATTAAAGAATAAAAACGCTGGATATTTATAAAGAAATATGGCGAGCTTCATAAATAGTTCTAAATACGCAACCATCTTAACTGAAGATATTCCCGGAAATGACAGTCAAATGCGCTTTATTGCGGACAAACATGTATTTCAACTGACTGGTACAAATACGGATACCTATTCACTTTCAAACATTATAGGTTATGACGCAAATCAAACCGTTATGTCAATGGTAGATAACTGGGTGGGTATTGGCACCACTGTTCCTGTGAAAACTTTTAATAAAATGGATATCTATGGTGATAGTTCAATTGTAACCATTAATAATACAAGTGTTGGTATTCGAACAAGTCAACCTACCGCAGATACAACTTTTAGTGTATATGGTTCAGCTCATATTACTGATAATGTAGGTATTGGAACATTTTACCCCAAAGAAAAATTACAAGTTTATGGCAATATCATGGCTTTTTCGTTCAAGGCATCTGGTGGAGATTATAGTGAATGGGAACTTCTTGCTGAGGGCGAAAGCCAACCTGAAGCGGGATCAGTCATTGGATTTAATAAAGATGGACGCATTACATCAAAATGGTCTCAATCCAAATGCTTTGGAATTATATCGGTAAAACCTTCTATTATTGGAAATCAAGATCTATTTGACGCGCATCCAAATGATGTAAAGATTCCGATTGTTTATATGGGTAAAATTAATTTAGTAATACCTGACGGGGATGAATATGCTGGATGGAATGAAAATATAGTTGGAGAAGCGGGAGATTTTATTACAGTTATGGAAGGGGTAGATGATACAATAAAATTAGGTATTTCACAATCACAAAGTTCTGAAAAATCGATTGGATATATTCGCCGAAAAATAAGTAAGGGTACTTACGAAGTAATCGTTCGTATTTAAATAATAATTTACTATTCTTTTTTTAAGCATGACCGATAACGTTGTTTATAGAAGATATTCAACATTTGGTAAAGAAGTACAATTTAATAATGATGCGCTTGGTGGACGTATCGCAAATATTGAAATAGATGCTGTAAATAATAATATAAGTTTTCTACCAGTTTTTGGTGAAGTAATATTCAAAAATATTAATTCAGTTACTTGCGATGGAGATGTATTATTTAAAGATACACCCTCAATTACAACTGATGCCCAAAAGGTATATGGGGTGGCGACAGGGACTATAATAATGTATCCATCAAACAGTGTTCCTTCTGGATGGTTTTTATGTAATGGTCAATCAGTATCAAAAACAACATATAGTAAATTATATGGTTTTATAGGAGATACATATGGTTCTACAGTAAATACATTTAATGTACCAGATATGACAGATCGTTGTGTAATTCAACAGGATAGCGCTTCTGTATCCTACGATACACTTGGTAAAGTAGGAGGAGTAAATGAACTTTTATTACAAGAAACAAATATACCTTATCATGCACATGAAGGAGTAATTGGAGATTATTTATATTGCCATAATCACACATATACAGCTACTCGTTTTTATGAAAATTCAAAAGATAGCAGTCCGTATGGAAACTTTCGGCGAGCTAAAGGAAAAGGAAATGCTACTTTTGGATATGCGAATGCTATAAGCAATCATACTCATTCATTAACAACTTCATCTACAATTTATAGTAATTCTAGTGGAACCCAAGTAAGTAATATAAAATCCCCGATAAATAATACATATCCCTCACAAAAAATTAAATACATTATTAAATATTAATTATTTTGCTTTTATCATATAAATCATATAAATGATATTTCTTTGTAAAGATATAGCTGCCGATCCATTATAAAAATAACTATATGTTGAATCATGAGTATGATTTGCAGATGTAGCTCGTGCTGGAGGATTGGGACCAGGCCAATTCTGAGCGGTTGGACCTGATGTATATGTCGTTTGTAAACTTTCTGTAACTTGCCCTCCACAACAAGTATTTGTTTCTATATTATCATCTGTTCGAGAACCATCACTTACAGTATCATGAAAATGAGATCCTACTGTATTAGCACCAGCACTGATGCCACTATGACTATGATTTGGTAATTGTTGAACTGTAAGTGTAATTATTTTAGCTGAATTAGTATTATAATAAGTTTGATCATATATACCATCTGAACCCACTGGAATACGATCTACTAAATTAGGAACTTTAAATGTATTATTTACACCAGTTGTATTACCATAATCTGTACTACGTAATAAAGGTTCTAACAATGGATAACTAGCAAGATTATAAGTACCACCATTACATTCTAACCATCCTTGATTTGTTAAAAATGTCACTAAACGCTGGGTTGGTATAATTATAATAGATCCAATGGGTAATAATCCATAATACGTTTGATAAGTAATTGATTTTATTTTATTTTCATTTGAAATATTTATTTTAAATGGGCAACTATTATTTTCAATATGAAAATTAGAAAGTAATTGATTCGTACCTATACCAACACTACCATTAATATATGTTCGTGATGAATTAACATCAAAAAAAGTTTGAAGTGTATTCGCAGATATATTTGAATTTAATATACGTGTTGGTTCATAAATTGTTAAGCTCATTTATTCTATATAATTTTAAATTTTTATTAAAATACCCGAATAATATAATTCATCACTATATATTTTTGTTCAATATTAATTAAAACTGGTGAAGCAGTTGTCCAACCGTTGCCAGGAGGGTCATTCATCGGCAAATTGTATGAGTGATTATGATAAAAGCAATATGTACCTGTTGTACTTCCGGTCGTACCTGAACCACTTGTCACGCCACCGGATCCTCCTCTTCCGCCACCAGTTCCAGAATGAATTGGGTATAAACTATGACTATGACCATTATCCGCATTAACAGCAGTAGTAGTACTTGTTAAATGATAATGGTTTGGTAAATTATTTGCATTTATTTTTATTAATTTAATTGTATTTCCATTTACATCATTTGTATTTCTTCCTACCTTAAAAGAAGCATTTGTTAAATTATAACTTGTATTAAGTCTATTTACAACAGCAAATCCACCATAACTATTCCCTTTAAAATTTGGCACGCTAAAATTTGTTCCGGATCCTCCATAATCGTATTGTAACATTAAAAATAAATCAGGATATTCACTTACTAATAATGTACGACCATCACAAACCAACCATCCATTTGGTAAATAAATATTTACGTCTTCATCCATTGGAAAGGTCACTCTTATATTTGTTGGAACGGACCATAAAACAATCGTTCCAACCGGTACAAATGAAAGAGGAGAATTCGCAACTTGAATGGAGAAGGGAGATGTATACGTAATATTTTTAAGTCTATTTAAATACATATTATTACCAACATGGATTTGATCAGTCGGATTTGTTTTACCAATACCTAATAAACTATTTTGTCCCAGTTCTATATATTGATTTTCATAAATCATATAAACATTTAATTTAATTTGATTATTAAAATTAAATATTAATTCACTTGGAGTAACAACTAAGAAGCTCATCTATAAATCCCCTATAAAAAATGATTTTAAAAATAAATTTATAGTAAAAAGATAAGGATGCCGAAAACCCTATTTCGTGATAATTATTATTATGAACTTTATAGTCATTACTTAACAATTTATAAATATGACCTATTTGATCAACGTTATATCAAAATAGATCAATGTTTCTTACAGCAACTACCTAAAAAATATGAAACCGTTATTGAAGAAATTAATCGTCCTGATGTAAAAATAAATAGCCTTGAACAAAATTTAATGAACATAAAGATAACAACATAATATATATTAATCTAAAATGAAAACACAAGAATTTCATTTATTAAATAGAACGTATATTACACAACCTGAAACGAATACAAGTGCTATGTTTGGAATTCCTGAAGATATTATTACACCAGAAAAGATAAAGTATATTTTAGATAATATCGATAAAAGTCAAAAAAATAATAAAAATGAATATATTTTAAAAATGACATTCGACGAATCATTATATAATTTTGAAAAAAAACAAGCTTATATGATGACACTAAATCCTTTTTTATTTAATTCAATTCCTTCAGATAATTCAAATGAAATTTTTGAATGGTTAATAAATCATTGGAATAGCCGTTTTTTAATAACATTTTCAATTTATCATAATTATATATTTGACATTGAAAAAGTATGTTTTATAAAAAAAACTGATAAAGAAATCGAATTTAATAAGTTAATTGAAAATAATCAATACACTATTGGTAATGGTTTGATATTGGCATTATCGATTTATTCATTAGGAAATTATTGGTCTTCACAAAATTTTAAAAAGGCTTTTGAAAAATTTTTAATGGTTAATTATAATAAATTAAACACATTTATACAACCTGAATGGAAACATTATTATAAACATTATTTACAAATATCAGAATACCCATTCTTTTATGCATTTCAATATGTACCTTCTGAAATTTATTCATTAATATTTAATTATACAAAATATAAATATAACTATTATAACTACTATAATAATTACAATAATCGTATGTATTTTGGAACTTTATATTCGGCTGTAATTAATCCGACAATCGAACATTATCAATTTATGAAAAATACACATTATACAAAATTTATTAATTTAATGAATAATTATCAAAATAATTTAAAAATACATTATAATATTTATGATCGATTATTACATATATTAAAATCAAGACAATTATTAAAAGATTTTTTATCGAAAGGTGTTACATGGAATACATTTATATATTTTATTTATTTATACAAGCGTCTTAACATATTAAAAATTATTCAAAGTTTATCCTATTTATATAAAAATTCAAATATTCCAAAACGATCTATTAAATTTGTCTGGAGAATGTTAATGAAAGAATTCTCAAAAGATTTTATAAATGTAATGTGTGGCTATTTACTAGAGTGTACAATTTATCAAAATAAAGATCAAAGTGAAAATAATAATAATGAAATGTCACAAATTAATATAACATTACCTCCTACCAAAATGATACGAGATAGTATTTATATTATTCAAAATGATTTATCCTATTCTAAAAAATATATATTAATAGTTATGATAAAAAAAAATAAAGCTTATAATATTCCAAATAGTTTAACTTTATATAAAAAGGTGTCTAAAAAAAATAAAAATAAATATATATTTAAAATAACATATTTTAATATACTAAAAATACTAAATTATCCAATTTGCTTATCTATATGTCAACGAAAATTAAATATTTTAATATCTATGAAAAAAATAAATTATGATCTATATCGATGTATGTTACATTATTATAAAAATAATTTAGATGATTTATGGAAAAAGAATAACAAAAAACGATGTGAAACGATTTAAACAAAGATTTTCTAATTTTTCTAGAATATGATCTATTATATTATATGTCCTTATTTTGAAACTGGCGGACCCGAAGCAATGCATCAATTATGTCATGAATTAAATTCACTTGGAAAAGAAGCATACATAGTTTATATTAATAGACCTAAAGACACTGAAAAACAAATTTTATATACAGAATCCTATTCAAACATAAAAAATACAACATCCATTGAGGATATTAAAGATAATATTCTTATTTTCCCAGAAATATATACATCTGAATGGTTACGTACACATATTAAAATACAAAATATCCGCATGGCTGTATGGTGGCTTTCTTTAAATAATGCTGTATCTTTTGATTCGCTTCCTGGAAATGTAAAAGATACTACAATTATTCATTTATTTCAATCTCATTATGTTAAGGATGCTATCTTAAAAAATTTAAATGAAAGCACATCTCAAACATGGTTTGATTTACATGATTATACACGTGAATTATTTACAAATGCGTATATAACGAATGCTTTTGATAATAAATTTGAAAGAGGTAATATGATTGCCTATAACCCAACCAAGGACTTTATTTCATCAAACCTTATTCAAAAATGGGATTTACGTTCATTACCACTTGTGGATTTATCACCCACAATTATGCTCTATAAATTACATGAATGTAAAATATATGTTGATTTAGGGGCACACCCAGGAAAAGATAGAATTCCACGGGAAGCTGCTATGTCGGGATGTGTAGTTATTACAAATTTATTAGGTGCCGCAGTTAATGATGTAGATATTCCTATAACTGAAAAAGTAGATGGTCCAGATGACTTAAATACATTAATCAAAAGTATTTTTGAAGATTATAATACTTACTATGAAAAACAAAAATCCTATAGAGATTGGATTTCAAATGAAAAAGAGCGTTTTATAGAACAAATAATTATAATTGATAAATATCTTAATGATAATGCTTAATGATAATGCTTCATTTGAAATCCTCCAGTTGATGAAATACAAGGGGTGACACATTTATATAGTTTTGAAATCTTTTCGAAATGTTGATTTGAATATTCTTGAAGTGTGTGTATTTGTTCTACCCAATCTTTAATAATTTTATTTTGCTCTTCAACATCAGTAAATGGTGTATCTACTAAATTACGAAACATATCGTGTGTAGTTTGAACGTACATTTCAATAATAAGAAATATTTCTCTTTTTTTGTTTTTAGATTTTTCAATAATTTGTAATTTACGTTTAAAATCTTTTTCACTAATTTCATTTAGTAAATATTTAATACGAAGATTTAAATTAGTATTTACGAAAAATTGAACGTTAAATCGCGGCATTTCAACTTGTTGAATATGAATTAAATTACGATGAGTTGTATAAACAATATTTTTATAGGGATCATCTAGTAAGTTTCCTGATAAAAACCATAATAGTTTTCGTAAACTTACTCGAATTCCACCACATACTTCTTCACCTTGATTACGAACAATATAATTTGTATTTGCTTTTTGATATTCGTAAAAATGAGGATTATGAATAGCACCTTTTTCGATTAATCCAGTATTCCAGCTAAATGCTGTATGACATTGAGTACACCACATTTGAGAACATCCGCTTACTCGATAAATTAATGTAGAACATCCAGGGCATGATTTGGCTTCTTTTTTTAATAGTTTAACAGTTTCAATATTTTCAATATTACATTTATGTAAAACATCTTTAGATTCACCGATTATTTCATGACATTTTTCACATGAAAAATATTGACAAACCCCACATTTCCACTCATCACCACTAATAAATCCTTTACACGTATCTCTTGGACAACGAATTGTAAATATAGTTTTAGTTTTAATCGAATCATTATCACTACCATTTAGACGTAAATTACGTATTATACGAGAATTGCTAACAATTAATTTGCGATTAGTACATATTTGTTTACAAATATTTGATAATTCTTTCTCAACAATATGTTTTTTTTCAATTAGCTTATTGTATATAGTTACATCATTAATATTACGATTTTCAAATAATTCTCGACGAATATTAATTAGTAATTGTCTATATTTATTATATTCAAATCCAACTAAATTAGTAACAGTATTTTTTAATTCTTTATTAACCTCTTTATAATGACGCTTCTGTAGTTCAATTTGTAATTGTTGTTGTGTTTGAGGCATTAAACTTTTTTCAATATCATATAAAATAGTTTCACGATGTTTTTTATATTCATTCAAACGAAAACTTTTATTAACCATTTTATCAAATAATTCTTGATCCCATGCTTTACGGCAACTCATACAATGTGGATCGTTAATACTCCCGAGCATATACGTTTGAACACATTTATTACATACTTCAAATTCACAATAAGTACATGTTTTTTTTATTCGATTTTTTAAATTATAATTATCACAACAAATAGAACAACATTCCATTGTATTATATTGTATTTATGTAATTATATAAATTAAATATCTTCAATTTTTTATAACTAAAATTAAACGTATCCAATAAACTGGTATATCCATTGAACGAGCAATTATATGAATATCATTTTGTAATAGCATTTCTCGAAAAATATTATTTAGTATTTTTTGAATATATTTTTTTGAACAATTAAAATGTATTGCTAAATGTTCGATTGTATTTCCTCCTTGAAATTTATGAAGTAATTCTTGAACTGTCTTATCATTCCACAAAGGCTTTTTCCTTTGCCTCAAAAAGGCAAACATATTTTTATATCAATTTTTGTGTGTAGGTTTATGGTATGTATATATTTATAAATTAATAGATAAATTCAACTTTTATTATATAAATCGAAATTCTATGTAAATTTTTAAATAAAAAATAAAAATAATATTACATCATTTACGATAACGGAGAATCGAACTCCGGCTTT